TACCAGAATCAGAATTAAACGCAGCTTTTTCTGAAATGGGTGAAGATAAATACAATCAAGAATTTGAATGCTCTTTCCAAGCACCAGTAGAAGGATCTTACTATTCTAAACTGATTGCTGATATTGAAGCTAACAATAGAATTACTAATATTGATCGTGATGGTTTAGCTAGAACTTATACTGCATGGGACCTGGGGATGTCAGATTCTACTGCAATTTGGGTTGCACAATTAGTCAATAAAGAAGTGCGATTAGTAGATTATGTAGAGAACCATGGTGTAGGACTTGATTACTATGTTTCTTGGCTACAACAAAATGATTGGATGTATGCAACTCATATACTGCCACACGATGTGGTTGTACGTGAATTAGGTACAGGTAAATCAAGAAAAGAAATGCTAGAAGATGCCGGGCTATCCGTTACTGTAGCACAAAAATTAAATGTTGCAGATGGTATTCAGGCCGCTAGAAGGCTTCTTCCTCGTTGTTGGTTTGATGCAGAAAAAACAAAACAGGGAATAGATGCACTTAAAAATTATCGTAGAGTCTATGATGAAAAACGCAATGTATTTCACGATAGACCATTACATGACTGGTGTTCTCATGCTTCAGATGCTTTTCGCTATCTTGCAGTAGGGCTAGACGAGTCTCCAATTGAGCAGTGGCATAAACCACTTCAAGTTAATAATAAATGGATTGTGTAAATGAGTGAAAAATTAAAAGCAATATTAGACGCTGAAATAGAAGATTCGATAGGCTTTCTTGAGACAGAAACAACTGCCGATAGACAAAAAGCACTTGAATACTATTTACGTGAGCCTTATGGTAACGAAGTTGAAGGAAGATCACAAATCGTTACTGGAGAGGTTGCAGAAGTTGTCGATGGTGCATTACCACAACTCATGCGTTTATTTGCGTCTGGAGATAAAGTTGTTCAGTTTGAGCCTGTCAATGATGGCGATGGTCCGTTTGCTAAACAAGCAACTGAATATGCAAATTGGGTATTCCATAAAGACAATGATGGATTCCTTGTTATGCACAACTGGTTTAAAGATGCTTTACTACAAAAAGTAGGTGTTGTTAAAGCATACTGGGAAGATAAAATTGATGTTAAAACAGAAAAATACGAATATCTTTCTGAAGATGAACTTGCAGTTCTTATGCAAGATGAAGAAGTAGAACTTGTAGAAAAAGAAGTTAATGAAAAATTAGTCATGGAAGCAATGATGGGGCCTGACGGAACAGAAGTCATGCCTGCTCAATATGAATACTACTACAATGTAAAACTCAAAAGATCAGAAAACAAAGGTAAGGTTACAATTGAAAACGTACCTCCAGAAGAATTCTTAATATCTAAGCGTGCTAAAACAATAGCAGATTCTCCATTTACTGCACATCGTAAAATGATGACTCGTAGTGATTTAATTGCTATGGGTTACGATGAAGAAATTATTGAATCATTACCATCAGGAGATGCTTTAGAGTTTAGTCCAGAACGTATTGCTCGATACACTCGTGGTGAACAACCATTAGATAAAGATTCACAAGATGAATCTATGCAGTTAATTGAAGTATTTGAATGTTATCTTAAAGTAGATATTGATGATGATGACATTGCTGAATACAGAAGAGTAGTATATGCAGGTAATGAAATTTTAGAAGAACATGAATGTGACTATGTTCCATTCCATTCTCTTTGCCCAATTCCAATTCCTCATAAATTCTTTGGTCAATCTTTAGCTGATCGTGCTATGGATATCCAATTAATTAAATCAACTGTTACTAGACAAATTCTAGACAACCTCTACTTAACTAACAACTATCGTGTTGGTGCAGTTGAAGGACAAGTTAACTTAGATGACTTACTCACATCCACAGCAGGTGGTGTAGTGAGATTGAAAAACCCGGCAGCCGTTGTACCATTAACAGTACAAAGCAGTGCTGGTCAATCATTCCCAATGTTAGAGTATTTAGATAACATTCAAGCTAAACGCACAGGTATTTCTGATACTCAACAAGGATTAGATCCTGATGTATTACAAAATGTAACTGCTGCTGCGGTTTCAGCTATGTCTGCTTCTTCTACTGGAAAACTTGAGTTAATTGCTAGGATATTTGCAGAAACAGGTGTAACAAGTTTATTTAGAGGTATCTTACATTTATTATGCAAGTACCAACAAAAACAAAAAATTGTACGTATTAATGGTGAGTTTGTTCCATTTGATCCAAGAGAATGGAAAACTAACTACAATGTCACTATCAATGTAGGTTTAGGTACTGGTCAAAGACAAGAGCAATTAGCTACAATGCAAATGATTTTAGCTAAACAAGAAGAGATATTAACTAATTATGGTTTATCTAATCCACTTGTTTCTATTAAACAGTATCGAGATACATTAGCTAAATTTATTCATATGGCAGGCTTTAAAGACGCTACTGAGTTTATGAATGAAATTACACCAGAGATGAATGAGCAGTTATCACAACCTCAACCAGAAAAACCAGATCCAAATACAGAAGCTGCTAGAGTTCTTGCAGAAGTTGAACGTGAGAAAGCACAGCTTAAAGCACAAACTGATCAAGCTAAACTTGAGTTAGATCGTGAACAAATGCAATTAAAAGCACAACAAGATGCTTTAGCATTGAAACAAAAAGAAGTTCAACAAACAACTGAACTAGCTTTAAAAGAATTACAAATCAGACTTGATGCTACACAAAAGAGTCAAAGAGGACAATCAGATCAAACTAAAACGATCATGGATGCCTTAGAAAAAATTAACAATATTTCTCAAAGAGGTATGACTAATAATAGTCAATAAAAAAGATTTTAATGTTGAGTGGAATCGATTAAAAGATACCATTCAAAAAGCAGTTGATTTATTGTTTGGTTTATATGATATGGATGATATATACCACGCAATTATTTGTCATGATTTTCAATTTTGGACTACAGAAAATTCTGCATTAATAACTCAAGTTCAATATTACCCTAAAAAACTTGTTTTACATTTATTTTTAGCTGCAGGTAATTTGGATGAATTAGAAGAGTTATATCTTGAAGCTGAAGCATATGCAAGAAAAGAAGGTTGTTCATATATTACAATTCTTGGTCGACAAGGATGGGAAAAATCATTTTTAACTAAAAACCATAACTTTAAAGTTATCTGTTCTGAACTCATGAAGGAAGTGTGATGTTTCATAAATTGATCATGTTATTTTGTGGAATGGGATTAGTACGTTTATGTACTTTTAACTATTTCATGAACTATAGTGGACCTCCACCAAGAAAAGACATCCCTGTGTCATCTGTTCCAGACAACATTGTATCCGGGTTAGGCTTAATCAAACAATCTAACGGATTATATCAAATTCCGGGATCTAATTTATATTACAGTGGTGAAAATATTTACCAACCTAATGGTAGTGGTTACAAATTAGGTAATGCTGATTATGGTTTGTATGAAGGCGATGTTAAAGGATTTGTTAAAGGTGGAGAGAATGAAGGATATTCACCTTCTATGGCATATTTAATGGCTAAAAATGCAAATAGAAACGCATCTAATTACACACCAGTTCAAAATTTAAGTGTATACACACCAGCATCATCTTTATTATCTACTCCAAATTTTCAAGCATCTTATAACTCATCAGCCCCAATGTATGGAGCAGGAAGATTTATGGGTAATGGATTATTAGGTAGTGAATTAAATTTTAATGCACCTCAAACTGTAAGCAAATCTAAATAATGACAAGACAAGAAGCAATAAAGAACTTACTACAATCACAAGAATTTTTAGACGTAATCGAAGAGTTAAGAGACAATCAACTCAATGGTATTAGATACTCAGATCCATCTGCAATGTTAGATCGTGAAAAGTTCTACAATCGATTACAAGCTATAGACGAAATCATGGGTTATCTTGAATCAATCGCTAAAGATAGCGACATTAAAGATAAAGCATGGAAGATATTATAGAACTTTCTATAATGGCAACCCTTGCCAAAAGGGAACATTAAGGAAATACAATGAGTGAAGAAACCATGACTCCCGAACAGGGAAGTGGAGAACTAACTGTGAATGAAGCTGCTACACGTTTTGAAGGCATTTTATCAGCAGGTGAGGACTCCAACGAGCAACCAGAAACTGTTGAAGAAAGTGCTGAAGATAGTGCAGACTATGAAGAAGCTGCGGAAGCAACAGAAGATGAAGTTGTTGATGCAGATGACGTAGAAGAAGAATTAGCAGAAGAAGTTGAAGAAGAGGAACTTGAAGCACCTCAACGCTTTACAGTAAAAGCTGCAGGCGAAGAGAAAGAAGTGACCCTCGATGAATTACTTCAAGGCTATCAACTTGGTGCAGATTACACGAAAAAAACTCAAGAATTAGCTGATCAACGCAAGGCAGTAGAAGCTGAAGCTAAACTCATTCAAGAGTCAAGACAAGTTAGAGATGCTTACGCTCAACGGCTACACGCAGTAGAACAATTTTTGCTTTCTACAAATGAAACACCAGAATCGTTAGCCGATATGAAGGAAAACGACCCAATAGGATATGCAGTTAAAGTCGCAGAACTGACAGAGAAAAAAGAACAACTAGCACAAATTCAAGCTGAACAAAGACGCATTGCTCAACAGCAACAAGCAGAAAGACAGCACGAAATGTCATCGTATGTTCAACAGGAAGCACAGAAACTTTCACAAATCCTACCAGAGTTTTCAGACAAAGCCAAAGGCGAACAATTCAGAAATGAAATTCGCAATTATGGTAAAAGTGTAGGTTTTACTGAAGATGAATTATCTAATGTATATGATCATCGTCATGTATTAATGTTACACAAAGCAATGATGTACGACAAACTTCAAAAATCTAAACCTCAAATCAATAAAAAGGTTGCAGAAGCACCAAAAATGGTTAAAGCAGGAACTCAGATTAAACAAGGTTCGAGAGACATCATTAAACAACAAATGAATAAGCTAAAGCAGACTGGTAAAGCATCAGATGCTGCGGCTCTTTTTGAAAACTTTATATCATAAGGAAGTGAATTAAAATGGCAACATATAAAACCCAAGTAGTTGGCTCAGGCGGTGCCGTAGGTCAACGTGAAGATTTAACAGATGTTATTTATAACATTTCTCCAACAGACACACCATTTATGTCATCTGTTGGTAAATCAAAAGCATCAGCTATTTACCACGAATGGCAAACTGATTCTTTAGCAGCAGCAACATTAACAAACGCTGCAGTTGAAGGTGACGATGCTACATCAGCAACATTAGCACCAACAAGTCGTGTTGGTAACAGAACTCAGATTTCACAAAAAACTATCCAAATCTCAGGTACTCTTGAATCTGTAGATAAGGCAGGTCGTAAATCTGAAAAAGCATATCAATTAAGCAAAGCATCTGCTGAACTTAAACGAGATATGGAAAAAATTCTTTTATCTAACCAAGCTG